CTAGCCCATCAAAAGCTAAAATCAAAAATCTACAGTCAATTGGTAGAGGATTAAGATTAGGTGAAAATAAAGATACTTGTACTTTGTTTGATATTGCAGATGATTTACAATATAAAAAACATAGTAACTATACATTACGACATATGACTGAACGAATCAAATATTATTCTCAAGAACAATTCAACTATAAAATATATAAAATTAAAATAGAGGAGAATGATAATGAATGACATATTAGAACTATTAGAAAGTACAGTTCAGATTATAATATTAGATAATGGAACACGAATTCTTGCTAAAATTGAAAAGACAATATCAAATGGTTTAATTGTTTCTAATCCTGTAACTTGTGAATATGTAGATTCTACAATCTATTTTAATTCATTATTTCATGGAATGAATAAGAATGATTTTATATTTCTTCCTTCAACTCATATCATTACATTTACTCAAGCCCATTCACAAGTTGCTTCTTACTATGAAGACTTCATTAAAGATTCAAATGACAGAAAAGATAGATTTCTTAGTAGAGATAAGCAACAAAAATCATCAAACACAATCACTAGAACATATCACTAATATAGTTTACTAACAGCTACATACGTAGCTTACAACAAAAAAATGCAGCTGTCAACCAAAAAAATACATTGACACCACAAAAAAATGGAGACATAATGACATTGCCTAAACGTAAAAAATCACGTTCACCTAAAAATTATATTGATAACAAAAAATTCTATACTGAAATGGTCAAGTATATTGATCAGTGTAATAAAGCAAAGGAGGAAAATAAACCAAGACCCAAAGCAAATAATTATATTGGTCAATGTTTAATTGATATTGCCAATAACATGGCAAAGAATTTCAATTTTAGTAGATATCCATTTAAAGAAGATATGATCAATGATGCAATTGAAAATTGTATTCTCTATATACACAACTACAATCCGGATAAAATCAATCCGTTTGCCTATTTTTCACAGATTACATATTATGCATTTTTGAGACGAATAGCTACTGAAAAGAAGTTATTATATAAAAAATATAGACAAATTGAACAATTCAATCTAGAAAATCAACTATTAGGGCAAATGGAAGAACAGATTGTATATAGTGATGGTGCATTAGAGAATATGCAAGAATTCATTAAAGAGTATGAAGAAAAACATAAGAAATAATGAGAGGAAATTAAATGGCAAAGATTGTTCTTATAACAGATACACATTTTGGTGTTCGAAATGACAATCAAATTCTTGCAAAATACTTTACCAAATTCTATCAAAATGTATTTTTTCCTAAAGTAGATGAAATCAAACCAGATGCAATCATCCATTTAGGCGATGTAGTAGATCGTAGAAAATATATCAATTTTCTTTCTTCAAATCAACTAAAAGATGATTTCATTCTACCTATCTATAATAGAAAAATTCCACTCTATACAATTGTAGGCAATCACGATATCTATTTTAGAAATAATCTTTCAATTAATGCTGTTGATCAGTTATATAATTATACTGAGTTTAATATTCAGAATATCATGAATCCTACTGAAATAACTATAGGAGGTGTTAATATACTATTAATGCCATGGATATGTAATGAAAATAAGGACTTATGTTATGAAGTTATGACAAATACTTCGTGTGAGATATTGATGGGTCATTTTGAAATCAATGGATTTGAAATGCATAAAGGAACAATGTGTGAAAGTGGTATTGATACATCAGTATTCAATAAGTTTGATATGGTTTTTTCTGGTCATTTTCATCACAAATCATCATATGGCAATATCAATTATTTGGGTAGCCCTTATGAAATGACTTGGTCGGATTACAATGATCCTAAGGGCTTTCATGTGTTCGATACTGAAAAAAGAGACTTGACATTTATCGAAAATCCATATAGACTATTCCATCGGTTTGAATATGACGATACCAATCTGACAATTGAAGACCTAGACGAACTCAATTATGAATTGTTTGAAAATACATATATGAAAGTTATAGTTAAAAACAAATCTAATTCATATCTATTTTCATTATTCATTGAACGATTATCAAAAGCTAATGTTTTCAATTTACAGATTATTGAAGATTTTTTAAACCTTGATATAGAGAATGGTGAAAATATTGCCGATCAAGCCAAAAGTACGATAGATATATTACATGATTATGTAGAAAGTATTGAAACTAAAATGGATAAAAAGAAATTGAATGGATTATTTCATACTCTCTATCAGGAGGCATTGAATACAGAATGAGTTTATATTTTAAGACTATTCGTTATAAGAATATATTAAGTACAGGGAATGCATTTACTGAAATATTCTTGAATCATAATCCTGCCACTCTAATTGTGGGTGATAATGGTGCAGGTAAGTCTACAATCCTAGACGCAATTGCGTTTGCTCTTTATGGGAAACCATTTAGGAAAATTAATAAACCTCAACTATTGAATTCAATTAATCAACGTGAACTTGTAGTCGAAATGGAATTCACTAATGGAAGCAGTGAATTCCTTATTCGTCGTGGTATAAAACCTGCAATCTTCGAAATTATCCAAAATGGTCAATTGATCAATCAGACTGCTGCAACTAAAGATTACCAAGACTATTTAGAAAAATCAATTTTGAAAATGAATTTCAAATCATTTACACAAATAGTTGTTTTAGGTTCTGCCACATTCGTCCCTTTTATGCAATTGCCAGCAGCTGGAAGACGAGAAGTTATTGAAGATTTATTAGACCTTCAAATCTTTTCTACTATGAATACCCTTCTAAAAGACAAAATTGCACAGAATAAAAACGATATCAAAGACATTGAATACCAAATTGAATTAGTAGATCAAAAATTAAAATTAATTAAAAAACATAAAGCAGAAATTATTACAAATCAAAATGAACTAATTCAGTTAAAAAATGATCAAATTTCACAATATAAAATCAAAATTCAGAATGATCAATATGCAATTACCAATTTAAAAGCTGAACTTAATACTATGATTGATAGTGTTTCTAATAATAATGAATTGAAAGGAAAACTGAACAAATTTAATGAGTTAAAGAAAAAACTTGATACTAAAAAGAAAACATTATTAAAAGCTATTGAATTTTTTCATGAATATGATAATTGTCCTACTTGTCAACAACAGATTGATAGTTTTTTCAAAAAATCTATTATTGAGAAAAAAACTGTTCAAAGTACAGAAGTTGAAAGTGGTATCAATGATTTAGAATATAAATTGTTAGAATTAGAAAATGTCATTGATTATCAAAATGAAGTATTGAATACTATTAATGAATACAATAATAATATTAGAGACTTAGAGAATAGTATTCAGTATTCAGAAATGTTTATAACACAGATTGAGAATGAGATTGAAGGAATTCAAAAGAAAGTTGATGATGTACAAGATAAAGATGATGAAATTGAAAGTTTAATTAAAACAAATGAAACTAATCGTCAATCTAGAGTAGATTTGGAAGAACAGACAAAGTTGTATAGAACAGCTGCGGAAATGTTAAAGGATGGAGGAATTAAGGCTCAGATAATCAAACAGTATGTTCCAATTATTAATAAATTGGTAAATCATTACTTACAACAGTTTGGTTTCTTTGTTCAATTCGAATTGGATGAAACATTTAATGAGAAAATCAAATCTAGATTTAGAGACGAATTTTCATACGAATCATTTAGTGAAGGTGAAAAGAAACGAATCGACCTCTCACTAATGCTAACTTGGAGAGCCGTTGCCAAATTAAGAAATAGTGTAAGCACAAACCTATTAATTATGGATGAAGTGTTCGACAGCTCAATGGATACAGAAGGTGTTGAAAATCTATTGAGCCTATTTCAAACTATTACAAAAGATGATAATTTATTTGTTATTAGTCATAATAGTGATATGGCAGATAAGTTTGTTAAAACAATTCGATTTGAAAAACAAGGAAACTATAGTATAATGATATAGGAGTATTATAATGACATTTTATGCAATTTGGATTAAACAAGGATATAATGCATTTTGGTATAGTGATCTTTCTTATGGTCTATTAGCTGATGGATCACCTATGCCTAATATCTTCACTTCAATAGAAGATGCTGAGAAATTTGCAAAATCTGTAAATTTACACGATTGTATGATAAAAGAGATTGACACTTCAAATTTATGTGATATAGTGAATTATCAAAGTGCTAATCGTTGCCGTTATTGTAATTGTTGGAAAAGGATAAATGATTATGAATAAAGTTATTATGATTTGTACTGGTGGTAGAAAATATAATAATGCCAATGCAGTATCCCGTGTAATGTCATAAGAGAAGGAGATAAAGTATTTGGAGTAGTCTTTCCTGGTGGTAATGGAACTAAACATTGTCACAATTATATGCTAAGTAAATGCATTAAAGTTCATGAAGTTGAAGGATAATAATATGTTTTGGAAAAAAAGGCAACAAACAATTCTTCTTGTCATTATTGATTTTAAAACAAAAAAAGAAATTTTAAAATATGATGTTATTGAAACACCAAATGTGGGAGATTGGATTCATATTCATAAACCATTTGAAAAAGAATCGCCGAAAAGAGCAAAAATTGTAGAAAAAAGTTATGGTATATTTTTAACGGACAAGTATAATAATTATGGACAAGGTGTATGTGTATATGTAGATATAGAAAGGAAAAACAATTAAATGAAGTTGGAATTAACTACTAATATTTTAAATAAGCCGACAATTCCATACGTATTTGACCTATCTAATCCATATAGTTCCGAAGAATTATATAATGCCATGGCAGACTTTATGTGTAGTCATAATGGTGTAGGATTGGCTGCAAATCAAGTTGGATTACCATGGAGTGTTTTTGTTATCGGTAATCCTCATGATAGAGATAATGTAATTGGTGTATTTAATCCTATGATTGTTGACACCTTTGGCGAAGAAGTATATGCAGAAGAAGGTTGTTTATCATACCCAGGTCTTTATATGAAAATTAAAAGACCTAGTGGTATTCGTGTTCGTTATACTACTTATGAGGGTAAAACGGATACTATTAAATTTGAAGGTTTCACTGCTCGGGTTTTTCAGCATGAGTATGATCATTTACAAGGTATTGATTTCCGTGATAGAGCAACTCGATATCATAGAGAAAAATCATATAAAGATATGAAACTTAACAATAGAAAGAGAAAACGGAATGTTAGATGATAAGAAATATGCAGACTTTGTTCTAAGTGTTACTAGTGATTATTCACGAGATTATGACGATTTTGCCTATAGAATGAATAAATTAGATCAACACAATATAGATGTTCCAGCACTTCTTACTGGTGCATTGGGTTTAACTGGTGAATCAGGAGAAGTGGCGGATCATGTGAAGAAAATTATCTTTCATGGAAAAGATGATTGGGAAGATCGAAGAGAGAAATTAAAGCTTGAATTAGGCGATGTTATGTGGTATGTTATGCAGATGTGTCGCGCTTTAGATGTTTCATTAGATGAAATTATCCAATTGAACATTGAAAAGTTATCAAATAGACATAATCAGGGAGGTTTTAAAAATGATTATTAATAATATGTCAACTCATTCAAATACTTTATTTAAGTCTAATCATCCTTTGAATATTAGGAAAGTTAGTTCAATTGAAATGAATAAAGTAGAACAATCTATTTTAGATGAAAAGAAAAAACAACCTAGACCGCCTACAAAAACTGAATTATTTTTAACTAATCTTAGATCATTACAAATTGGAGAAGCATTAGAATTTGAAGCAGAAAATTCTTTTAATATCAAAAGATATGAAAAATTAACTGGATATACCTTTAAAAGTTATAAACGACCTAATCAATCAAATCCAAACAGTAAACTTAGATATATCAAAAGGATTAAATAGTTATGCTGCCAGGATTGGAAGATTCAAAAGAAGACCAAGCTAAACTTGTTCGTGCCCAAAAATATGAACAAGATAGAAAAAAACAAAAACACTCGATCTATGTCAATTTTAGAGAAATGGAAGATGTAATCTCATTTTCCAATCTATTGGGTATTGATATTTCTGAGAAAACTCGTATAGTTGATTTTCCAATCCGTACTCTATTTGATGATACTCAAGGCATTTCATTTCAAACTAAAGAAAAGAAGACTAATAGAAATGAGTCTTGGCGCAAGTTATGGAAAGAAATGCCAGAGTTTATTCAGGAAGACAATCCACCATTCAAACAAATTACTATTCAATTTGACGATATCTCATATATCAATCAATTCTCCAATATCATTGATCACCCAATCACAGAAAAAACCAAGTCAATTTGGTATCCTAAACTTGAACGAGATGATAATGCTCGAAAAAGATGGGTTATTCCCAATGATATCAATGAGTTAAAAACGAAATACCCTATTTACATCGTTTCAAAGGGTCGGTGGGACTCTAGATGCACTGCGCGATCATTGGAACGAATGCGAGTTTCATATTACATTGTGGTTGAGGAACAAGAGTATGAACACTATCTGCGCGAAACGGATTCTCGTTATGGTACGGTTTTAATTCTTGACAATCAGTATAAATTGGAGTATGAATTATGTGATGATCTAGGATTGACAAAAAGCACTGGTCCAGGACCAGCGCGTAATTTTGCATGGGACCATTCAATCTCAATGGGATATGATGCTCATTGGGTCATGGATGATAACATCACAGATTTCTATAGATTATATAAAAATCAACGAATTCGTGTTGAATCTGGAGTGTGTTTTAGAGCATGTGAAGACTTTGTGGACAGATTTGCGAATGTACCAGTTTCTGGGTTGCAATATAGATTCTTTATTGCACCTAATAGTAAGTATCCTCCATATGCACTAAATACGCGCATCTATTCATGTTTGTTGATTAAGAATGACTGTAAGTATAAATGGAGAGGTAGATATAATGAAGATACTGACTTATCATTGCGAGTATTGAAAGATGGTGATTGTACTATTCAGTTTAATGCTTTTCTACAAGGCAAAGCGGCAACCCAAACTCTAAAAGGTGGCAATACGGACGAATTTTATGCCGTTGAAGATCAGCAAGATGAAGTATTGCATGGTACTAGTAACAAGTCGGATATGCAATTACGATTACATCCAGACGTTAGTAAAAATGTTTGGAAATATGGTCGCTGGCATCATTATGTTGATTATTCACCATTCAAAACTAATAAACTCATAATGAAACCTAATATTTCATTCTCTAATCATCCTTTCAATTATGGTATGGAATATATTGACAATTTTGCGGAGGAATAAAATGATGTTGACACTAGGAAATACTTTATGGAATAATGATAATTCTAATATTTCTGAAAATTTTCTAAAAGGACTTATCAAGTCAAGTTATAGGAATGGAATCAAACCTATTTCTATTGAAGAAACAGAAAAAGGAGTTAGTATTAAAATTGACAATGGCAATCTTAGTTTGAATGATACTCCTGGTGTTTATGCTATTTTCAATGAAAATGAATTGATTTACATTGGTGGATCAAGTTCATCAATTAGATATAGAGTGTATAGATTTTGTAAAGAAATCTTACATAAGAGTAGAAATGATGAAGGTCATTCCGCTGGAAAGAAATATCGTTATTTCTATGGTAAAAAATATAATTTGAAATTGATGTATATTCCATTATATGATTATTCATCAGAAGAGATTAAAGACATTGAATTAACTTTTATTAGAAGATTTAATCCAAAATTCAATAAGAGAAAGATTAAATGAATACATTATTTGAAGTAACGAAAGAGGATCATGCAGTCTTAGTTCGTCAAAGTAAAGCCGAAATTGAAAAGAAAAAAGAAGGCAATAGAAAAATATATCTCAATTTTCGCAATGCAGAAGACGTATTAGATTTTTCTAAAAAGAGTGGAATCATTATTACAGAAGAGACTACACACGTATTATATGATCCAAATCCATTGATTGATTTAGAACCAGTCCTTATTAAGAAAAAGAAAAAACAATCGACCTATCATATCAATAAATGGTCGAAGTATTGGATCAATATGCCTCACTTCCATAACGACCAAAATGATCCGTTCCATCGTATCATTATTGAGTTTAAAAATGATAATGATATCAAAGATTTATCAGATAAAATTGAACAAGATATTACGGATAGGACGTTAAGTATGTGGCATCCTAAGCTTATTCGTGCATCGTATAAGACTAAAGGATTGGGGTGGCATTGCAATGAAGATGAAACAACAAAGCCCAAGTATCCCATCTATATTGTATCGAAGGGTAGATGGGACCCAAAGATTCGTCTGACTGCAAAGGTACTAGAGGCAATGAAACAGCCTTATTATATTGTAGTTGAGGAACAGGAGTATGATAATTATTTAAATGTGACAGATTCTCGTTATGGCACGGTATTAATACTTGACAACCAATATAAAGCATATTATGATACATATGATGATCTAGGATTATCTAAGAGCACTGGTCCAGGACCAGCACGTAATTTTGCATGGGACCATTCAGTCTCAATGGGTTATAGTTCTCATTGGGTAATGGATGATAACATTCGTGATATGTATAGAATGAATAATAATCAACGAATACCTATCTATTCTGGAGTTATGTTTAGAGTATGTGAAGACTTTATGGATAGATTTGAAAATGTATATATTAGTGGATTACAATATGTAGGTTTTTGTGCTTCTAACAATAAGTATCCACCGTATGTACTAAATACACGTATATATTCATGCCTTCTTATTAGAAATGATTGTAAGTATCAGTGGAGAGGTAGATATAACGAAGACACTGATCTTTCACTTCGAGTACTAAAAGACGGTGATTGTACTATTCAATACAATATCTTTTTACAAGACAAAGAAGCCACACAGCAGATTGGTGGTGGAAATACTGCAGAATTTTATGCAGTAGAAGACCAAGAAGATGAAATTTATAAAGGTACTAGTAATAAGTCAGAAATGTTGTTTAAAATGCATCCAGATGTTACTAAAAATGTTTGGAGATTTAATAGATGGCACCATTATGTCGATTATACACCCTTTAAAGATAACCAATTGATTTTAAAGCCAAATCTTAATTTATCAAAAACAATCAATGAATACAATATGAAATTGATTGCTGAATAAGGAGAATTGAATGGTTAATACTTTGTTTGAAGATGTATTATATGATGTTGAGTTGATGGAATATAAGGGAATACAGGCTTATGTAAGACCTCAAACATCTGATCCTTTTGTTATGAGAGAAGTTTTTTCTGGTGAATATAGAAAATTAAATATTACCAGTGAGGATATAATTGTAGATATTGGGTTGAATATTGGTATGTTTACACTTTATGCTCTTTCAAAGGGAGCAAAATATGTAGTAGGATTTGAAGCTGAAAATGAAAATTATCAATTAGCTTGTAAAAATACAAAATTTAATGACTTTGAAGAAAGATGTGAGTTATTTAACTTAGCTGTTGTTGGAACTGATCCTTTAACTAGAAATTTTTCTATCAATCTTAAAAAGAATAAAGGTGCCCATTCATTAGTAGCTAAAAGAGGTCGTAATAGTGTAGAAGTACAATGTATTAAATTTTCTGAAATAGTTGATAAGTATAGACCAACTATTATTAAAATGGATATTGAGGGTGGTGAGATTGAATGTTTTAGACATATTGATAATTATTATGATGCTAAAGAAATCATTTTAGAATTTCATCATGCCCACTTGAATGATAAAGATCAGAAATTACAATATGAAGTTGTTAATCATTTAAAACAACATTTCAAACATGTTGATTTTAAAGAAAATCCTAAAAGTGCATGGGTGACAATTATTCATGCTTATAATTATAATAAGGAGAATTGAATGGAAATTAGTATTACTATAGAAGAACTTAGAAAGAAGAAAATATTCATTGCCACTCCCATGTATGGAGGAAGCTGCACTGGTCATTATTCAAAATCTTGCACTGATTTAGGTATGTTGGCTACAAAATATGGTGTTGATATAAATTACTTTTATCTTTTCAATGAAAGTTTAATTACACGAGCACGCAATTATTTGGTTGACGAGTTTCTTCGTTCGGGTTATACTCATATGATGTTCATTGATTCGGATATTGGGTTTGATCCGAATGATGTATTAGCATTAGCAGCAATTGCGGCAGAAGATAGTGATAAAGATATTGTCTGTGCACCATATCCAAAAAAGACTATTGCATGGGAAAAAATTGTCAAGGCAGTAAATAAAGGATTTGCAGATCAGAATCCTAATGCATTAGAGAATTTTGTTGGAGACTTTGTGTTCAATCCTGCACCAGGTACAGATCAAATTCCAGTAAATGAGCCAGTAGAAGTATTAGAAGGTGGCACTGGATTTATGATGATTCAGAGACATGTATTTGAGAAATTTGCTAATGCATATCCAGAATTGAAGTATACACCAGATCATATTCGAACTCAGCATTTTGATGGTTCAAGACAAATTCATGCCTATTTTGATACCGTGATTTGCCCAGATACTAATCGCTACTTGTCTGAGGATTATATGTTCTCTCAATGGGCTCGAAATATTGGTTTGAAAGTGTGGATGTGCCCATGGATGCGTCTAAGTCATATGGGCTCTTATGTCTTTGGTGGAAGTCTAGTAGACCTAGCCCAAATTGGTGCCGCTGCAACTGCAGATGCCAACGAATTGTCCCGTTATAAAAAGAAATAATTTCTAACAACTGTGAGGTGAAAAATGAATATCTCTAATCAAACTATCAATGTGCTAAAGAATTTTGCTACAATCAATCAATCATTATATTTTCAACCAGGAAGTAAACTACGAACAGTTTCACCACAGAAAACTGTTCTATCTGAAGTTATTATTAGTGAAAATATTGAACGTGAGTTTGGTATCTATGATCTAAATCAATTTCTAGCAGCATTAGGTCTATTTACTAGTCCATCACTTGATCTAAAAGATCATCACATGGTAATTAGTGATGAAAGTGGTTCAAAGACCAAATATCACTATGCTGATAAGAGTATGATTGTAACTCCTCCTGATAAAAATCTATCATTGCCAGATGTTTCTGTAGAGTTTGATCTATCGAATGAAGTCTTGAATAAGATTCAGCAATCAGCTCGTGTGTTGAATGCACCAGAACTTATTGTCACCGTAGAAGATGGTGAAATTGCCATTGAAGCTGGTGATAGTAAAAATTCATCCGTAAACACTTTCAAAACTCCATTAGGCACAACTGATAGTAATGATTGTCGTCATGTTTTTAAACTTGACAATATCAAAATGATGATGTTAGACTATACAGTTACTATTTCATCTAAGGGTATTGCACAGTTCAAAACTGCAGATGACCGTGTCACATATTTTGTTGCAACTGAAACTAAAGGATAATTTTTATGAAACATGAACATCCACTTACATTATCAATCAACATTTATGATGAAGATGGTAATAGCATCTCAACACAAAAGACTTTTAGTGACGAGACTCAATGGTTTCCACTAATGGATCAATTCCTAGCTACACTCTCTGCATATGGTTATGTTATCAAAGACCTTAAAATTTATATTGACCAGTTTGGTCTTGTAGTTGACGATATGAGAGTAGATTCTGATTCTTTTTGAAAATCTATAATGGGAGATAATATAGTATGAAAGAACAATTCTTATGGACAGAGAAATATCGTCCGATCAATATTGACCAATGTATTCTTCCAGAGCAACTAAAATCTGTATTCAGAAAGTTTATTGAGAAAGGAGAGGTACCAAACCTCCTCCTTTCCGGTAAACCAGGCATTGGTAAAACTACTGTTGCAAAAGCCCTCCTAAATCAACTAGATATGGACTTTCTAATGATCAATGGTTCATTGGAAGGTAGAAATATTGATACATTGCGTACAACTATCGCACAATACGCATCGACTGTTTCATTCAATGGTAATAGAAAATATGTCATTTTGGATGAAATGGATTATCTGAATCCACAATCAACCCAACCAGCACTACGTAATTTCATGGAAGAGTATAGTAGAAATTGTGGATTCATTGGCACTTGCAACTTCAAGAATAAGATCATTGAGCCATTACATTCACGATTTTCTGTTATTGAGTTTTCATTAAGTAAAAAAGACCTACCAGACTTGGCTGCTCAATTCCTAAAACGAGTGGAACATATTCTAGAAGCAGAGGGAATTGAATATAACAAGAAAGTGGTTGCAGAATTGATCATGAAACACTTGCCAGATTGGCGTCGAGTGTTAAATGAGTTGCAACGATACTCGGCTACTGGTAAAATTGATGTTGGAATCCTTTCATCTTTCTCCGATGATTCATTTTCATCATTGATTAAGATGTTGAAAGAGAAAGATTTCACATCAATGCGGAAATGGGTAGCAGAGAATTCTGATATTGAAACAACTGTTCTTTATCGTAGTCTTTATGATCATGCATGTTCTAAACTTGAACCAATGGATCAAGCTCAGATGGTCATGACTCTAGCAGACTATCAGTATAAATCCGCTTTCGTTATGGATACAGAAATCAATAATGTTGCTTGTCTAACAGAACTTATGATGAAAGTTAATTTCAAATAAAGGAGTTTTTATTATGTTGAATTGTAAATTAAAAAATACAGAAGGAATTATCCGAAGTTTTAAAAAATTTTTAATTTTTCTAATTATGTTTAGTTTTGTAACTATTGCCCTTATGATATTATTCTATATTCCATTTCTTTCTTTGCTCGTGATTGTGTTACCAATTACATTTAATTCAATTGTGTTGTCTTTTATTGCATATGGATTTTTAGTATTAGGAATAATGAATATTATTCGAATGTTTCTATGTGAAAATGCCGATCTTTTATTTTTTAATATTATGGAAGTAGAAATGTATCTTAGTAAAAAATTAGGATAGGAATATATTGTTATGAAAGTAAAAGAATTAATCAAATTACTTCAAGATGTTGATCCAGAACGAGAAGTTTATCTTTCAAGGGATTCTGAAGGCAATTCATATCAAGCATTATATGGATTTGATAAGAATGCTATTTTAGTTGATGGTGATATCTATGATGATACTTGGACAGCAGAAGAAGCTGGATTTGAAGATGAGGAAGAATGGGAAATTTTGAAGCAAGAAAAAAATCGTCGGGTGTTAGTATTATGGCCATAAATCCATTTGATTTTGTGAATTCGATTAATACTACTAAAGTTGATTTGATTTCTACTTCTGATGATCCTGAATTGATGGAGAAGGAGTATAATCCTTTTCTAACTAATAAAGCATTGTCATATTTTATTGATACTATAACATTAGCAAATGAAATGAATAGTCGTTATGATATTGATCATAAATATCAATATGATTTCTTACGGGCAACAGTACGCAAACGTAAGAGAATTACAAAATGGCATAAACAAAAGAATGATGATGATATCAATGCTGTAATTGAATACTATGGTTATTCTCTTAATAAAGCAAAGAATGCAATCAAAATTCTTACAAAAGAACAAATTGAACAAATAAAGATTAACTTGACAAAAGGTGGAGTGAAAAAATGACAACAGATTTATCAAATATGATTGAAGTACATCTTGAAAAAGAAGATGATTTTCTTAAAGTTAAAGAAACATTGACTCGTATTGGTGTTGCATCCCGTAAAGATCAAAAACTATATCAATCTTGTCATATTCTTCATAAACAAGGTCGATACTTCATTGTCCATTTCAAAGAACTATTTGCACTTGATGGAAAGCCATCCGATTTCAATCAGAATGAAGATGATATTGCCCGTCGAAATACCATTGCAAACCTATTAGAGCAATGGAACCTATTGACCCTAGTTGATGGATCAAAATCTGCTCAAGCCGTCGCCGATATGAGTAAAATTAAGATTCTACCATTGAAAGAAAAAGATAAATGGCAACTAGTGTCAAAGTATACCATTGGAAAGAAGGGGGCCTAACGGCTCCCAACTTTTTTTCATCCCACGCATTTTTTTGGTTGACAAAAATGCATCATGATATTATATTAATCATAGTAACTTGTGATTTAAAAAAAGGAGAATTGAAAATGAATATTCGTAATGTAATGATTGCAGGTGTATTAGCCCTTTCACTATCTGGTTGTAATCAGACTGCGGGCACTCTAGCTGGCGGGCTAGCTGGCGGAGCTGCTGGTGCTTATGGAGGCTCAATGATTGGTAATGGTCTAGGCAAGACTATTGCAACCGCTGGTGGCGCTCTTGGTGGCGCTCTAGTGGGTGGTTTTCTAGGCAACTCACTAACACTACCATATACAAATTCTGACCGTATTGATAACAATCAGATCATGATTGATCGTAATGGTCGTCGAATTGATCGTAATGGTCATCGAATTGATAGTATGGGTAATAGTCAAGGTGGAGGTAATACGTACGTAATGCCCAATGGCAATGGTGCACCACAGTCACGATTCAATTGCCGTATCCAAAACAATTATGTGGTCTGTAACGACTAAATAACAATGAATTCCCATAGTGGGAATGATACTCGCCTATTAAGGGAGTATACAATCAACCTTGCTACTTATAGGAGGTATATATATGACACTACCAAAGAACGTCGCTCCATTTTTCGTTGGATTTGATCGTCTATTCAATCAACTCGATACATTCACTAAAGCTATGCCAACTGGCTTTCCACCATATAACATCCGTAAAGTGGATGATAACAAGTATATGGTCGAATTAGCTGTTGCTGGTTTTTCAAAGTCTGATATCGAAATTGAATTAGACGGTGATGTATTACGAATTACTGGTAGAATCAATGATGATAACGATAGTTACCTTTACAAAGGCATTTCTAATCGTGCCTTCACTCGCACCTTCAATGTTGCTGAAACCGTAGAAGTTAAAGATGCAACATTGGTTAATGGAATGCTAAAAGTGTTTCTAGAAAACATCATTCCTGAATCAAAAAAGCCAAAAAAGATTGAAGTGAAGGAAGCAGAATAATGATATCGGATTGGTTTAAAACTCTATTTCAGTCTTGGGAATCACGATATCTTTCTCAGTCAATTGATCATGCCGATTTAAAAAGACGTATGGAATATCTTAATAACAGACGTTCTCTACCTCTTTTACATCTATATTTAAATTAAAGGAAATAATCAATGGAACCAGGGACAATATTTTTCATAGGCTATATGACTCTAATTACATTATTGGGAGTCACTTTAGTTTTTGGAAAAAAGATTAATGAGTATCTAACAAAATCTCATTGACAGATTAGATAATCATGCTAGAATAGAGGAGTAGAAATACTCCTCTATTTTTGTTTAAACAAAGGAGACATATATTGAAATTTTATACAAATATTGATCGTGTTGGTTCTTATATTCTTTATCGTGGTTATAAAGACAATAAGCCAATTCAAGATAAAGTTAAATTTCAACCAGTATTCTGGATACCATCATCAAAAGGTGATATGAAAACTATGGATGGTCGTTTAGCAGGTAGTGTTCCACAAGAATCAATGAGTGTTGCTAAAGATTTCATTGATCGCTATAAAGACGTCTCTAATTTTCAAGTTTATGGAACTACCAATTATGTCCATCAATTCATTAGTCAAGAGTTTTCACATAAGATTAAGTTTGATCCAAAACGAATCTGTGTTCGATTTGTTGATATGGAAGTTGGTTCACCAGATGGATTCCCAGAACCAAATGAAGCAAACTATGAAATCAATGCTATCACAATTAAAGATAGTAATAAGAATCAATATCACACCTGGGGATTACATCCAGTCGATGTGTCAAAAATTGATAAACCAGTTCTTTATCGCCTTTGTAAGAACGAATTTGATTTATTAGCAGATTTCTTAGAATATTGGACAGATCACTATCCAGATATTGTCTCTGGTTGGTATTCCGAACTATTCGATATTCCATATCTAGTGAATAGAATGAGAAAAGTTCTAGGAGAAGAAGCAACTAATCGTCTGTCACCATGGAAAAAGGTTTATGATGATCATTTTGAAATGAATACTGGAAAGATTAAACATCGATATAATATTGTCGGAATTACACAACTTGATTATATTGATCTATTCAAAAAGTTCACATTGAATACTTTAGGACAGCAAGATTCTTATAAATTAGACAATATTGCACATGTAGTATTAAAAGAAAATAAACTTGATTATAGTGAATATGGCAATCTTCATACATTATATTTAAGTAATTATCAAAAGTATATTGAATATAACATTCATGACGTTACACTAGTTGAAAGGCTTGATGAAAAATTAGGATTATTACAATTAGTATATACACTAGCTTATAAGGCAAAATGTACATTAAAAGAAACACTAGGTACAGTAGGTATTTGGGATGCCTATTTGTATAATGAGTTTTTGAAAAGAGGAGTGGTAATTCCATTTTCTCTTAATAAATCATATCGTAGTATTGAGGGTGGATATGTAAAGGACCCACAATTAGGATTACATAAATGGGTTGTATCTGTTGATTTGAATTCTCTATATCCAAATCTTATCATTCAATATAATATGAGCCCAGAAACTACTATTCCTAAATTATACCATCATACTGTTAGTGATGTATTAGAAGTATTAATGAATAATAATGCATTGTTGCATAATTCTGATCATATTATGACAGCAACTGGTCAATGTTTTAGAAAAGACATTCAAGGAATTATTCCAGAAATTGTTGAAAGTCTATATGATGAACGTGTAATCATTAAAAATCAAATGATTGAAAAAAAGAAAGAAAAAGAATTGAATAAGAGTGATCTTATTGACAAAGAAATTTCAATCTTTAATACAATGCAGATGGCAATTAAGATTCTTTTGAATAGTTTATATGGTGCCATGGCAAATAAGTATTTTCGTTTCTTTAATGCTGATGTGGCAGAAGCTATCACTGTGACAGGTCAGTTAACTACTCAGTGGGCAGCATATACTATTAACAAATATCTAAATAAAGTCTTGAAGACTAATGATATTGATTATGTTATTGCATGTGATACTGATTCTGTTTACTTTACCTTAGATAAATTAGTTCAAGCTGTATTTCCTGATGGTGCAGAAACACAGAAGATTGTTGATTTCTGTGATAAGGTTACAGAAAGAATTGAAAATGAACTTGAAAAAGCATTCATTCAATTGCAATATACAATGAATGCAAATAAGAACAAAATGGTCATGAAACGAGAAATCATTGCCGATAAAGCCGTTTGGACAGCCAAAAAACGATATATTGCCCACGTTCTAGATAGTGAAGGAGTTCGATATAAAGAACCTGTACTCAAAATTGTCGGAATTGAAGCCGTCCGTTCCTCAACTCCTGCAATCTGCCGCAAATGGATTGAAGAACTATTTAAGCTTATGATGAAATCTGACCAAAAAACTATTCAAAAACAAATACTTGAATATAGAAATAAATTCAATGAGTTAGCACCTGAGGATGTGGCATTTCCTCGAGGTGTTAGTGATTTGTCAAAATATCGTTCAAGTGGTGGATCATATACAAAGGGAACACCTATTCATGTAAGAGCTGCATTATTATATAATGAGTTGATTAAGAATAATAAGTTAGTATATGAAGAGATTAAGGATGGTGAGAAAATGAAATTCATGTATATGATAGTTCCTAATCCGATACAGGAAAATGTATTTGGCTTTGCAACAGTATTTCCTAAAGAAACGGGATTACAAAAATACATTGATTTTGAAACACAATTTCAAAAAGCGTTCATTGATCCTATATTGCCAGTAATTAATGCAATGGGATGGACAATTGAAGAACAAAATACATTGGAGAATTTCTTTGGTTAATAAAATAAATCCATTTTTAATAAATCCTAATGATGAAAAAAGAAAAGAAAATGACTATTATCCTACTCCTCCTATTGCTACTGAAGCCCTTTTATATTATTTCAAAGATATAATTCCTAAGAGGATATGGGAACCATGTGCTGGTAGAGGTTGGATTTCATCTATTTTAAAACAACATCATTATGAGGTAATTTCAACAGAATTATTTGAATATTCTAATCCATTAGTTAATGATATAGAGTTTGGTAAAGATTATTTTGAAACAAATATTCCAGATAATTGTAATGGAATAATAACTAATCCACCATATGCTAATAATTTTGCAGAATTATTAATAGAACGATCAATGAAAGAAGTGAAATTTCTAGCAATCCTACAACGATTGTTTTTTCTAGAAAGTTCTAAAAGATATTCATTATTAAGTAAGACTAGACCCGATGTTTTAGTTTTCTCCTCGCGTATTAATTTTGATGAAGAAAAATTTGATGATCCTAATTTCAAAAAACAGATAGGTGGAATGTTAGCATTTTCATGGTTTGTATGGCATGAAAATTGTGATGGTAGAATTCAATGGGTCGATCCAACATATAACTTTATAAATCAAAATACATTGGAGGGTTTTTTCGAATGACTGACTGGGTAAGTGATTTCGGCTTTAGTGCCGTCGATGAAGAGACTTATCGTAAACGAGTAATAGACGAAGATTCTTCTATTAAGAAACCTATCGTAGCTGAGAAGGAAGACTTGTCGGCTTTAGAAACTCGTATTGAAAAGAAACTAGATAGTCTTAAAAATCTAGAAAAAAAGGTTGACAAACTCTTATCATTGATTTATGATAATGAGAATGTAGTGGAAGAACGTAAACAATATGCAGATGTTTTAGCTAATAAGAAAGTTAAAGCATTGGCAGATATTGTTTTACCATTATTGAATAGCTTACATAGAACACAGAATCAACGATATATTGATTGGCCCAATCGAGGACCTATTATTCAAAAACAAATTGATAATGTCAATGCAATATTAGATGGGAGTTTCTTCAATGAAAATTGAATATTATGATTTCAGACAACCATATCCAGGCAAATGGAAAGAAACAACTGTATTTGAAATTGTTGATTTCTTTATGAAAAAAATCAAAGAAGAAGAATGGATTTATGATTCAGATAATTGTGGGCATGAATATTATGATTTTATTGCACGCCCTTTAAATAAAGTAGTCAGAATTCATCATGATTGGTATTGGGAAAATTGGCACGATGTTCAAGAACGATATGTAGAAAATGAATTTACCTTTGAAATCTTAAATCTAAATGAAATAACAAAAAAATATCCAGAAAAAAATAGAGATTGGTTAAAAGTATAAGGAGAATAAATGAGCGATTTTTATAAAACTTTAGTTAAAGAATTAAATAATGATAACACTGTTTTATTATCTGATGGTGGTAATAGTTCTGAAGTAGTAGGATGGATTGATACTGGCTCATATGCATTGAATGCATTATGTTCAGGCAGTATGTATGGCGGTATTGCTAGTAATAAAATTACAGCTTTAGCAGGAGAACCAGCTACAGGAAAAACATTCTTTTCATTAGGAATTGTTAATAGCTTCTTAGAAAAAGATGA